AAGCTAATCATCTCATCCCAAATTTGCGTAACATTATATTGGGTATCAGTTGGTTCCGGTATGTTTTCGTCATTTTCCCAATCTGTAGGCTTACCAAAAAATACATACAAAGAATTCCCACTAGCTAGCGTAATGCTGTCTAAGAAATTTTTAGAATTATTTATTCTTAATTGGTTTGTTATTATATTGGACATTTATTTATTTATTGAGGATTAAATTCTACAAAAACTGTATCTACAGTTATATCTGTATTACTAACATTAAAACTTCCTTTTGTACTATCCACGCCTATAGTAGAATACGTATTGATCTCAGAATCTTCTAAAGTTTTAATATCGGCGTAATTCATATTTTCTAAGGTCGTCTCATTATTTATTTCACTAAAAATGGCAAATCCTGCAGGATGTAATATATTTTTTACAGAATATAACCAATCTGTAATTGATTTCGAAGATCGTATCACATAAGAAAAGGGTTGATAATAGATTGCAGAACTTTCTCCTGCAAAAGGAGCTCTTCCTTGCATTACCATAACATCTGATACTTTTCCATCAGAAGTTTCCCACTCACCTTGTCTATATGTAGCTCCACCGATAGTTGCTGTTAAGTTAGCAGATTCTAAAAATGTAACAATTGCATTTCCAGAAAAAGTAGAAAAACTTCTTAGATATGTATTACCCGAATCTCGTATTTCTACAATTCCCGACCCCGATGATAATCCTGTATCAGTGGAAACTCCTAAATAAAAATACTCAGATGGCTCAAAAATAAAATCATCTTTTGTAGTAAATGTTATGGAAGTTACATTGGTTTTAGCATTTGCAGAAGGAGCAGTTACTGGAGGAAATGTTCCAGTAAAGGATGGTAAATTTACAAAATCGTTTGAAGTTAAATCTGATGGCCCAAATAATAAATCTGGTGAATCCCAATTGGTCCAAGGAATTATTCTATAAGATAAATTAGATCCAGCTTCAATATTAGTTGTGGATACGGTGAAAGTTACATTGTCTCCCTCGACAACTTTTGTTTTATCCGATACAACAACTAATTGCTTTGATGCAGTAGATGTGCCATCTTTTACTATAGTTGTTCCGTTTAGTTCTAACGAATATGCAAAAGTTGGATATATCAATAATACAATATTTTCATCACCCTCTACTAAATCATCTACTATTAACGAAAGTCTAATATTAGCAGCGGTATCATAGCTACTATTTGCGGCGAAAATTAAATTTCCAGAAACAGGAACATTAAATACATCTGCATCTTGTATTCCAGATATTATATAAGGAACACTTGTACCTACTGGCACATTTACTGCAGTAATATTAAATACTACTACCTCACCCTCATTTATACTTTCTCTATCGGGTTTAATAAAAAATTCTGCAATTGTTGCTGCAGTTTGCGAGGTATCTGATATAGTTATACCTATGCTTTCAGTTCTTCCGGGACCGGTTAATCTTAGAATAAAGCTTTCCGTATTTTCAGTATTTAAATCCTCAGCTATTTTTAGTGTTACTTTACTTTTATCATTTTGTATTAAAAAATTTCCAGATAAACTAGAAATTCCAATAAAATCAAAAAGACTAACATTCGCACCTGTTATAGTAAATGGGACTAGTGTACCATTTGGTAGACCCGTTCCGTTCAAAGATATTACTACCGATTCTCCTTCGGATATTGGACTTCTACTATATGTTAATGTATATGCCATTTTAAAATCCTGGGTATTTGAAACGTATTGATCTAATGTCTGGAATAGTTATAACTTCTGTTCTATGCGAAGTGTTTTGTACCGGGCTATATACATTTCCAGTATAAAAGATATTTAGTAATGTACCTTTTTTAATTTTATGTTCTATTGGGAATGTTATTGTAACTATACCATTTTTTATATTATACGTTCCAGTTAAACTTTCAGTAGGAGGTCCAGTAATAATGATTACATTACTACCATAGTTTATACCAGAATTTTCAAGTTCAACGGATACTATGGAACCTACACTATTCACAGATGATATTTTTGCCTTTGCAAATTTTCCTATACCATCATTGTCTATAATACTTTGTATATAGTTGCCTTGCTTATAACCTAATTTACCATCAACCACATTAATGTTTGATATAACAGAATATAATGTTGCTTGCAAGTTTGATCTATCTATGGAATCATTTAACAAAATAGATTTAGCTGCAGAAATTAATTCGCCACCAATAAAAAAGCCTTTGGTTTTACTAGTATCTAAAATTAATTCGTATACATCATTGCCCGCTAAATCTATTTTTTGTACATTAGTTACAACAGCAGTTGATTTAGAAGTCGCTCCTATAATTTCTGTATCTTTAAATTCAAAAACATTTTGTCGTAAATCCGTTTGTCTAACTCTTAAAGAAGAATACTCGGACCATTTACCCGAAGAAGGTTTTAACACGATATCATATGGATAGAAGAAATCTATAGTTTCTTTATATAAAATATTAAAAAGAATTCTATACGATTCTTCAGTTCCTTTTCTGCTATAAATTTCTCTTATCTTTTTTAATAAAAATTTATTTTCAGATATCTTAGATGCAGATATATCATACGCATAATTTTCTAAAAATTTACTTATCATATCTTCAGAAGTTTGATCTATATCTGCATATTTTGTAATATCCTGCAATAGTTCTTGCGCTTGATTATTTTGTTCCATAAACTCATAATATGCTTTTATAAAAGTAATGAACATACTATAATCAGTTTGAACAAATTCTGGTAATTGATTTTCTATTAATAGTGATAGTCTGTTTTGTATTCTTGCAAAAGGATTCTCTGCACCCTTGCCTGTGTGTAGAGTATACGTGAATGGGTCTTTTAGTGCACCGTAAACGCCATAACTATCTGAAACATAGAATTCACCATCTATATCATAAAAAGTAATTACCCTATATACTCCTTTGCCGCCTCTATCTATGTCTTCCTGTATTGCTTCTTTTCTAGTTAAAAACAATGGATAGAACCAACCAGTTAAGTCTCCATTAACTTGATTAGGTTTAGACGACCCATATAACTTTAATGGACCGGATAAAACAATTGGCTCAAAAACGTTATCTATCATTTTTTTATTCGGCTATCATAGTTGTAGTTAATCCGCTCAATCTTTTAGATATAGTGTCTGTTTTTCCATCATCTAAAATAAGTATTGTATCTTTAGATGTAACAATGTCCAATGCATCAATTTTAGAATATATTCTAATATCATTTACATTTTCAATATATCCGGTTGGATTTAAACTTGTAAAAGACATTTCGCCTGTCTCATAGTTTACACTTCCTATATCTGAGATTATTTTTATATTTGTATAAAAGTCTATTAAATTTATTGTTCCGGTGGTAGAAGATGTTAACACGTCTTGCAAATATGCAGTATATAATGTGTCACCAACAGTATAGAAAAATGCAGATGAGGAAATACTGCCCGCCAATAATCTATTTGAAAATTTTATTTTGGTGTCGCCAGTATATCCATTTTGTGCGCCTATAATTGGAACAATTCTTTTGTTTATTCTTATTGATGTAATATTTCCAATTATTGACGAATCTACATTATCTATAATTTTAGATAATTTAGAATAAACAAAAGTTTTATTAAATTTCTGTAATTCTTGTTTAAAATATCTATCTATATTATCTCTAATAAAAATTTCTATTTGAGGTACAGTATATCTTGAATTTTTTGTCTGTACTTTAATCGTGCTATCTACATTAACATACAAATAATTTGGATCTATAAATTGAGGTATTATAGACATTACCTTTTTATTTGCAAGAACATTATTTATGATATTTGTTTTGACTGTATCATTAATCGCGTAACCATCGTATGGTTTTAATGATATAATTACTTTTCCATATATAGGAGGGTCATTGTCTTCTCCTCCCCATACTGCAATGGATTCAACCAATGGATAATTTGCTTCAATTATTGCTTTATAATCTTCTGCAGTAACAGCTCTGTTATATGATGATAAAAATCTAGGAGCTTTAAATTTTATCTCAGCTAAAGTATCTGCAACATCTCCGCCTGTAGAATTTTGTGTAGCTAATATACTACTATCTAAAGTAACACCACCTATTTGAATGCCTAAAGAAAATGCTTGTTCTATATTACCAGAAACATTTGCATTTTCCCCCGAACTTACTAAATATTCGATTTTAACTATATTTCCTTCAGTTAATTTTTTTCCTAATACACCATCCCCAAAAAATATTTCATAAAACCCTGAAGGATTTTCTTCTAAATAATAAACTGTAGATGTTGGATTAGTAACAGCTAAATTTTCTGCCAATGTAAATTCTTGTGTATTTAAATCTGTATATGAATTTTGAACCGTTATTCTTAGTGTACTAGTGTCTATATTTTTATTAGGTATTGTATATTTTTCTGAAGGACCAGATACATCTACTCGATAAGAATAAACCAATGGTTGACCCTCAACAATTTCTACATCTTCAAATAGGTATGCCCCGTCTTGAGGATAAATTGTTACCGGATCTAAATTAACAAATGTAAATTCTGTTCCGTTTATATTTGTTGTAAACGAAGAATATTTTGGCAAAGTTAACGATGTGGGTAATCCTATAGGATCTGTTACTGAAAAAGATACTTTTGCTCTAGCACTTCTAAAAGATAAAGGAGTATATCCTAGATGTTTTGCAATAGAAACTGCAGATTGCCTTTTAACTGCGGAATCTAAAAACATTTCATTTGCGACCATGTTTGCTAGATATGCATTATAATGGGTATTATATGCTAATAAATCTAACAATATATTAAGGCTAGATGCTTCGAAATCATAATCTTTAAAAATAAGATTATTATCTTTGTCTCTGTAATTTGTTAAAAATTGTTTTAGATTATTTTTGATTGGATCAAAATCTAATTCTGCTAGTCTATAATTTGCCATTATCTTACTCTGCTTATTGATGTTGTTATTGTTATCGGAGTACTAGCATTTTTTAAAGTAAAAATAATATCAATATCCAAATCATTTTTATCTTCAGATTCGTTTATAGATACTTCTAATAATCTTACTCTTGGTTCAAATTTTTCTATAGATTCCTGAATGGTTCTTTCCATTGCAATTTTAATTGCGGATGAAAAATGTTCAAACATTAAAGATCGTATTTGTGTTCCTATTTCAGGATGAAACGGTCTTTCAAAATTATTTGTTCTTAATAAATGTTTTATAGAAGTTTTAATAGCATCTTCATCCGTTTTTAGATAAAGATCTTTAGTAAAGGGATTGACCTTAAAGGAAAGGTCTAAATCCACAAATTGTCTTGTATTTATTTCTGTTGCCATATTTGTTATTTATTATGCCAAAGCTACAAAAGTTAAACGGCCGTTGTCTGCGACTGAACGATTCCAAAATGTACCAAAGGGCAATGCCGATTTAATTACTTTACCATCGACTTGAACATATGCAAGATGTATCCAAATTGCTGTTCTGACATACACCTCTTTCTCATACTTTTCTTCAAATTCTAATAATAATTGTTTGAAAGGTATATTATTTTTTATCCAAGTTACTATACTTACCCATTCTTCTGTGCCATTTTTAACGGTAAAACTTAGATCTACGGCAGCGCCTAATCCATGATCTGTAGTTTTAGATTCGCCTGCTACTTCTCCGGTTAATCTAAATCCACTAGTAATTCTCATACTTGGAAATTTTTTCTTTATTGGATCCAAACAAGTAGTTGCCAAATTTCTTAAATTTTGTACTATCTGTTGTTCGGTTAATCCTCGTTGTGCTCGTAAGGATGATTTAACTACGTCTTTTAATGTGAACGATTTTGGGGCAGATGTTAGTTTAAAAGATAATGGAAAAGCTAAAGTACTTGCTATTTCGGTATCTAATACTGGCACAAGATTAGATTTTTCTTCCTCTACCTCCCAAGTTTCTACGTTTTTTTCTGGATAATCTTTTCTTGCTCGAGAAACTATAAGTCTGCCCGCGGCATCTCGATTAGCTAATACTTTTGCAGGTACATCAGTATACGGTTTCTGCGAATTATCAGTAAAATTAACAAGTACGGTTTTAACTGTCATATAAATTTACCATTTTGATGGGGGTAAAAGATTTTTAATTGCCGCGATACCTTTGCTTATATTTTTAGCAGCAGCATCGACCGTGTCCGTTGCAAAGGTTGCTATTTGTCGTGTTGCCGCCTCCGTTCCTCCCACTATTGTTTGAGCAATCGTTGGTTGTTTTATTCCTGCATTTGTTAACGCTTCTTGAGTTTTTGGACCTATAACTCCATCTACCTTTAATCCTTTAGATTCTTGAAATGCTCGTATCTCTGCATCTGTTGTAGGATATGACGTTATATTTTTTATTTTATTTGTTTGATTTGGATTAACTGTTGTTGTAGTTGTTGTGACAGTATTTGCTACTTTATTTGTAGTAGTAGTAGTTGTAACTACGGCTTCCGGGGCAATCGTTGTAACTGCTTTTACCTCTGGTTCTGACACTGTAGGGGGCGCTGGAGTAGTTTCTATTATTGTAGGAACAACATTGTTATTTATTACCCCTTCTTGTGCTCTAATTTTAGCTAGATCTGCTGAATCCGGCTCACCGCCATCTGCAAAATAAGAAGATTCAGGAACAACATTTCGGTCCAATAGTGGTATTGGTGTGTTATCTATAGTTTTTGCTTCAGGTAAAGGAAGCGCGCCAAATGCAATTCCCCTTATAGCATTCGCTCCCATTTTTGTTTTTACTACAGCCGCATCCATTAATAGAGATTGCCCGCCTTTAATACTAAAAGTACTTGACGTGCCGGATTCCAATGAAAAATCTTTTCCTGCTTTTTGAGATATTGATCCATCTTTTGCTAACAAATTAATATTTTTGCCTTGTAAATTTAATGAACCCTCTGTTATCAAATTTAAACTTTCTGTACTGGATACATTAATATTTTTCCCCACAACTGTTGCAGTACCTGCTGTTTCTATTGATGTATCCTTATGGCTTGTTACTGCCAAATTTCCTTCTACTACTATTTGAGCACTATTTTTAACTAACATACTCATCTTACCCTCAACAGTTAGAGAGTGGGATCCTCTAACGTATGTAAGATTATTACGATCTATTACTTCATAATTATCCCCTATGACTTTTCTAACCATGGAACCATTGACGTCTATTTCAATGTAAGCTCCAGACTTATGAAACACATGAATTCTTTCAGCTCCAGGTGTATTATCTAGTTCAATCACATGTCCTGCTTCTGTTTCAGTAACTTGATTATATGGATAGGATGCACCATATTGTGCAGGGGGTTCGGACCAAGTTTGTGTGGTATTAGGTAAAGGTATTTCTGTTACTCTTTTATTACGTTTTACTGTAAAAGAATTATGTGTCATATCTCCCAAGGCCAATTTATTTACATCAGGGAGACCCAAATATTCATATTTAGGATATTCTTTATTTGGATCTGTAAATCCTCTACGCTTTAGTAATTCTTTATTATTTACTATACCTTGATTATTTGCATTCACATCTGCCAAGTATGTTAATGTGCCTTCTATATCATTACTAAAATCATCAGAAGAACCTCCTAATGCAGAATTAACGGCGACAAAATAGTCTTTTACTAATAATCCGCTTTCAATTTTTTTATTTAATTTGTCGGAGTTGCCTACGCCTATAACTAAAGATGTTCCTAATAAGGCTCCTATAATTTGAGGATCATCTTGTTGAGATATCTTATTAGAAGATAATAGAGATTTATAATTAGATTCACTTGCAGATAATATTGCATTATATTGTACAGATTCCGATTTTAAAAATTCTGCCTTAGAGGTAATTCCATCTTTCCCGGTCCAATTTGAATTAACATCCGTCCACGCAGTAAGAGCAAAGTCATTCGCAGGCCGTTTTACATAACCAAGAGAAACTAATGTTTGCACACTTAATTGATATTTCCCTAATCTGCCATCCATGCTTTCTTTAGATATATCATTGCCCGATGCTTTTTCCGCAATGGTTGAAAAAATATTTTTTAAATCTGTGGCAGTTAACGGATACAGATCATCTTCTCTATTCACCTTGCCTACAGTAGTTACAGGTTTATTATTCTGATCTACAACGGGACTACCGTCACTACTTCGAACCACATTTTTTGCGGCTTTGCTTGTTTCTTGTACTTGTTTTTTAACTGCTTCAGGTTGTTTTTCCG